GCTTGTGCTTGTGGTTTAATTGCCATGTCTATATTTGTTTTATATAAATATTATATTATTTTATTCCTGAATACTGTGTACTCATTTTACTCATCACTTTACGTGTAACAATATCACCATCTAATGTCATATTGCCTGATTCCTGTACAGCCGCGGCTACCATTTGGCCTGATGATTTAGTAGCTGTGACTATTTCATTCATTGTAGCTTTTAATGAGGTGATTGCCGCTGCTACTTCAGCCATACTAATTATAGGAGCCACTGGTTTAGGTGTTAAAGTATCAGGTAATTTTGCTTGGCTTAATGGTATTACCATTTCTGGGCCTGCTTCTCCAATTAGAGCGTTTGTTGGTTTGTTTACAACACCACCATCTGCCATTTTAGTTTTAGGTGTAGTAGTTTCAGCTGTTTTATTTACTTCTGCGGTTTGATCTTTAGGACCAAAACCAAATATTGTTGCCGCTCCTTTAACTATACCACCTACTACTCCTTTAACAATATCCCAAATAGCAGTAAGAGGTCTAAATATGAAGCTTATTAATCCTGTACTTATTTGTTTAATACCACCTAAGAAATCACCTTGGAATAATTTTACTACTCCACTAACCATATCCGCTACAGAAGTTAAACCATTAACTACTACTTGAATACCATAAGTAAGAGGTAATAACATAGTACCTGCTATTTGACCAATACCTTTAAATACATTCTTAACTGTCTCACCAGCACTTGCTGTACCTGTTAAAGCAGAAAGAGCTTTACCTAATGGTTCAAAGGCATTTGTAATTTGTTTTCCTATTTCAGAAAACGCATCAATCATTGGTAATAAGAAACCTTGTAATAATGGTCCTACAACAGACATTAACGGTGTTAGAATACTATCTATAGCTTTACTCACTGTATTAAGTACAGGAGTTAAAGCAGCAAATGCTGGTTTTAAAGCATCACCAACTAATTTAACTATTGATACAATAGGACTTATTAAACTATTAAGTGCGGTAAATACAGGACCTAAAGCATCTGTGACAGCATCTAATAATGGTACTAGTGGTTCAAGTATCTTAACAAATAAATCAGTGAATTTTTCTTGAGCAGCTGCTAATTTTTCTTGTACTGATGCTTGTTGTAACTGAGCAGCTAAAGCATCATCACCTAATCTCTTTCTAGCTGCTTCAACACCTACTGTTTTAACTAAATTATTATAACGTTCTTGGACAGATTTACCTTCAACTCCAGACAATTTAGACATTGCCTCTTGTTCCATTAACATCTTAGACATCTCATCACGAGATAAACCTAATGATTTAGCTAATGATTCTTGTTGAATTCTATTCATACCAGCATAATCAGCAGCTTTAATACCTTGATTAGCTAATTCTTGTGCTACACCCGCTAAATCATTATTTAACGCTAATGCTCTAGCTCTTTCTAGATTTAAATCTCTACCTGTTAATAATTCAGCTTCAAATTGATCACCAATTGATTGTTCAAAATTAAGTAAACTACTTGATACTTTATCTATGGTTGCTAAATCAGTACCTAATGCTTTAGCTGCTACTGCTGCTTTAGCTAATTCACTTGATTGACCTCTGAATAATATTAAAGTACCTGATGATAGTTTTCCAATTTCATTCATCAACTGTCTTTCGTTGATGAGTAATCCTTTTTGAGCGGCTGATGCTTTAACTTGGCCTAAGAAAGAAGCAGTTTGTCCTTTAAGATCTTGACCAAACCCTAATCCTATTTTTGATAAAGCGCCAAGTGTTTCTTTTTGAATACCAGCTACTTTATTTAATTCAGTATAAGCGGCAAGTTGTTCTTTAGATAAGTTAACATTAGTACCAAATATACTATTTAAATCAATAAATGCTTCTTGTATACCTTTAGTTGTAACAAGAACACTATTAGAGCTACCTGATACTTCTTCAAATCCTTGTCTTAACTTACCTGCTTCACCTCTTGAAATACCAAAATTACGAGCTAATTCACTTTGGCCTTTATCTACAGCATCAAATGCTTTCTTAAGTTGTTCAACCGCGATAACAATTAAACCAACAGGACCTAAAGCTTCTTTTAAGTTAGCTCCTACTTGTTTAGCAAATGTTCCTAACACACTAAATCCTTCACCCGATTCTTTAGCTGCGCGGTATAATTCTCTTGTTTGTAAAACAGCATTACCTAAACCTAATCTATCAGCTAAGCCTGTAAATCCTGCTTTACGTAAACCTGTATCTAGACCTTTAACTAGATCACCTGTTATTCCTAATTTCTTATTAAAATCTTCTTGAAAAGCAACTTCCGCCTTAGCGTTGTCTATAATTTCTTTAGTTACTTTTTTATATGTGTTCTTAGCGTTTAAAGCATCATTTATATTTTCAACTAATGAACGCTGAGTAGATAATTCTTTCTCAATATTATTTACAATTGAGTTTCTCGCTTTAATAGTTTCCTGTAATTCTTTAACCTCAATCTTTTTAAGAGCAATAGCTTCTTTTACATTTTTATTGTCTAATCCTCTATTCGCAAGATCAGCTAATTCACCTTCTAAATCTTTTTGTTCTTTAAGACGATCAGTTAATTCACCATATGCTTCCTCTAATCTACCTGCTTGGTTTTTTCTTTGCTCAAATAATATATCTAACTTAGCTTCTTCTTCTCGTCTTTTCTTAACATACCCTAGAGTTAATGAATTTAATTTTTTCATCACATCACCTCTAGCAATCTCAGCTTTAGTAATATCTTCATTGGCTTTTTTAAATGTGTTAGAACCAGCAATAAGTTTATTAATTGATGTTTCTAACTTACCAAAGTTTTGAACGTTTTTGGCTGCTATATCTAAACTTTCAATTTGTTTGCTGCTTACCTTCTTAACACCAGTTTCAACTAATGAAATAGCTTTAATAGCGCTTTGTAGTTCGCTACTAAATTGAGACGCGTAACTTTTTGCCTTAGCGAAATTATTATTAATTTCTTGTTGTTGTTTAGCAATAAGTTCTTGCAGTTTCGCGGCCCTAGATAATTCGTCGTTTGATAATGTTTGATCAGCCATACTAATGTGTTACTTGAATAAATATGAGAAGCGCCTAAGATTTAGGCGCTTTACTCATTATCGTACCTGACTGGGGTATGTCGGGACGTGATAAACTTTTAATACGGTTTAATTCTTCACCGCTTGTAGTATTAGTTAACATATTAGACTCGCCATTTTGTGCTTCGGCTTGCGCGTCAAAATGCGATTTCATTTCATGGAATGTAAAATTACGTAACCAAATAGGCATGTTGTAAACTGTATGCCAATCATACCCACCATTACTATGAAATACTATTTCGTGTATTTGCTTAAATAGCGATAATCTGTAACTAGTCGTTAGGGTAAAAAAAGCTAATATCAATTGGTAATGGTATACCCTCCTTCGTGTATCCATTTGAGTTATAATCAAACGTTAGTTTGATGTCTGGTGATATTTTGCTAATATGTTCACGTAATGCTTTTGAATCTCTAGCCATTAAATGGTTGTCAACAAAATTACGTATTGTACCTTTTGACTTATCTCCTTCAACTGAAGTGATAATGAATTTTAAACGTGTTGTGACGTCATATGATAAGTTATTGTTTAATTTTTTCAATCCCTCAATTTCCTTATCAATTGCTTTTTCATCACCGTGTGTTAATAACTTAAATGTAACTTTAGTTTCAGTATGAGGTAAAGTAAAAGCAAACTCATTAACTCCTGGTGTTACTAGACTTATTGTGTCTAATTCTTTTTCGTCTAATTTAGTTAAATCGATTGTAATTTGTTCTGTTTCTCCTGTAACTGGGCTAGTATAGTTAAAACTATAGTCTTTGCCATAACCTAAAACACGAGACGCAATAAAAACAGCGTTCTTATCTCCAATCAATAAATCATCATAGTTAATTTTACTCACAATCAATGATTCAAGTAATTTATCTAAAACAATACCTTGACGAATATAGTTTTGGTTAGTTAAAATGTCTTCTTCTTTTGCGGTCATGTATTTCATTTCTATCTTACCGCTTGATAGTGGGCTGTCTTTAGGGTATAAAACACCTTTAGAAGGTAATTCGACAAGCTCAGTTGGAAAACTAGGTTTTGTTGCAACTTGTTGTTGATCCATAACGAGATTAATATTTTGTATATATAAATATAAGCAAAAAGAAGGCATCTACCAAAAGGTAAATGCCAACTTTATATCGTTTATGTATATCTTAGAAGTTCAAGATACAGTAATCCATTGCAACAGTTACGCTCAATGTGATAGCTGCGTCAGCACTCCAATCATATTCACCAGCTGCGAATGACTTAACATAAGCACCTTTTACAATCCACTCACCTACGATATCACCAACTGGACCTAAGATGTCTAAAGTCAAATCTTTCTTGTAGAAGTCAGAATAACCGTCACGGCCTGTTACTGATTCATGTGATAAACGTACCCATTCCATCACTGCTTGAGCACCAGATGGAGTAACTGGATCGTATAATTCTAGTGTCATATCCTGCCACTCAGCTTTTCCTTTTAACTTACGGTAAACGTTGATATGATCAAGTTTGATTTCTGTAAAGTTAACTGAAGGAGCTGATGCTTTCTTAATTAAGTATGATGGAATACCATCTATATACATGATAAAGCGGTTTTGAACTTTTGGTTCATACGCTGTAAACATTATTTCGTTTGGGTTTAATACTGCCATGTCTTGTTGTGTTTAATATAAATATATTAACTATTTATTTGTTTATTATACTCCGAATTGACCACCTTTTACTCCTGGTTTTTGTCCTGGTTGGTTACCACCAAATTTTTGGTCTATACGGCCAGAAATACCTTGAGCTTTCTTATAGCTTTCTGGGTGTTTCTTTGCCCACCACTTATGTAGTTGGTTGATAATTACTGGAGTAACTCCGATTGCTGCTAATCCACCTAAAATAGATCCAACTGAAGCTGCGCTATCTCCTTGACCAATTTGAGTAGATAAGAAGTTTTGTAATTGAGTTAAGATTTCGTTTTCATTCAATTGACTTTCATCCATTTTTTCTTCAGATGCTTCTTCTAAGCTTTCTTCAACTTTTTGCTTCTTGCCTTTTTTACCTTTAAGCATAGCAATTTTGTCATCAACTTTAGCTTTTAGTTCTTCTAATTGCTTAAGTTGTTTTTCTTTCTTAGCTTCTGCAACTGCATTTTGTGCTTCTTCAACAGCTTTTTTAGCTTTTTCTTCTAATGACTCAGCTAACTGAGTAGGAACTTTGATTCTTATTTTCATTTATTAAGTTTTTTTACTGATTAAGCTGGGAATGATGCACCAGTTGGAGTGATGTTGAAGTCGATTAATATGAATTCAGCAGTCTTAGTTGGTTGTAAATAAACTTGACCTACTAATTGATTTCTATCAACTACATCAGCCGTGTTATTTGTATCATCCATTACTACTTTGAATGCGTATAAACCTTGTCTTTGTTGTACTGTAGTTAAGTAAGGATTTACTTGATTCAAGAATCTATTTCTTGTTACAGCTGTATTTTGTTCAAATACTAATTGACGAGAAATACCACCAATGTAGCGTTTTAAGTCAATCAACAAACGACGAACATTTACTCTATCTAAAGCAGTTGCTTGTGTTTGTAATGTTTTCTGACCATAAGCAACAACACCAGTACCTGGGAAGGTAGCTAATGGGTTAACTTTGTTTGAATACAATGTATCTCTATCAGTTGGAGACAATCTTCTTTCAGCTTGTACTACACCTGGTAATCCACCTCTGTTGATACCTGCTGGAGCAAACCATGCAGCTGATACTTGATCAGTAAATGCATAAACAGCTGGCATTACAACTGAAGCTGGTACCCAAAGTAATTTACCTGTTTCAGGTCCTACTACTTGTAACCAAGGCCAATATGTTGCAGCGTAGCTTGAATTTTGAGCAGCCGCTTGTGTAGTTACAGTAGCTAAGTTTTGACCGTAAGATACTGAATCTATAATATAAATTGCATCACCTCTATCTTGTACATTAGACAATAAAGTTGTGATTGCTGAAGTACCATTTTGTAAAGTCAAACCTGGAGTAGATAAGATATTGAAATCGTAGTTATCTTGGTTTGATAACAAGTTAGCAGCGATTGTGTAATCACCTACTAATACACCTTGAATGTTGTTAGCATTTGTAGTACCTGCTACTGTTTTAATACCATCAAACATATTCAATGCAGCTGAACCTGTACATCCAAATAATGGACCAGTAGCGTTATTGAATGAACCACTTCCTACTGCTGGTAATGATGCTGTGTAAGCACTATTAGCACTACCATCGTTGTTGAAATAGCTTGGAGTTGGTCTATCTACAGATTTAACACGTACGTAACGTGATTTGTTTGTGTAAGAACCACTTGTTTGGATGTAGTAGTTACCACCATCACTTACTGGAGTAAATGCTTGGTTACCAATTACAGCCTCAATATAGTTGTTAGCGTTAGGATCTAATGATAAGTTAGACCATGTTTCTAAAATAGTTTTTGTATTTGAATTATCATCTCCTCTAC